GGGGAAATGCGCCCGTCATGGTCTTTCTGCTGGATGGTTTGCGCGAGGACATAGGCGACGCGCTCAGGCGAGAATTTCTCAAGGATGCTCTTAACGGCGGACTCCGCCGCAAGTCGGTTGTTGCCGTAGTAGTCGTTGATGGTCTGCTCAATCGCCTCTTTACAGTCCATGTTGGCTTGCATCGAGGTGCGGTAAGCATCCAGCTCACCGGCTTCAAAGGCATACATCGCAGCTTCTCGGTAAACCGGAATCGCCGCATCCCGCAGCAGCGTAGGGGCTTCCTGTTCCTTCACGGCAAGCCGCTCTTTGAGCTTTTCATCAATACCGGTGATCATCTCAGCCGCCGTTTTGCGGATGGTTTCCAGCGAGCCTTTCAGCTCCTTGGTCTCCTTGTCGGAGGACCAACCGGCGATATAGCCGAAAGAATAATCAGAGGTTTCAATGCCGTACCGCTGGCAGACGGTATAGGCGACGCTTTCTGCCTCGACCTCCTTAGTGCGCCGGTCTTTCTTGTCCTCGGGAGCAACCTTTTCGCCCGGAGTGACGGCATGGAGCTTGGCATGGGCAATCTCGTGGATCGCCGTCTTGATGGTCTGGATTTCACTCATACCCTCCTGAATGGCAATGCGGTTTTCTACATGAGAGAAGTAGCCTTTTGCGCCATCGGTGATGTTTTCAAAGGCAATGGGGACCGGAGACAGCTCTTTGAGAGCATCAAAAAAGGCGGCGTAGTTTTCCACGCTGCCTGTCAGCTCGTCTACGGCAATATCGGGAAGCTCTTTGCCGTCCGTCTGGGACACATCGAAGACGCTCACCACCTTGAAGGCGGGGCGGGTCACTTCAACCGTCTCAGTGACCGGCTTGCCGTCCTTGTCGAGAACGGGCTTCTGCGTTGCTGGGTCGAGTTTTTCCCGCTCTTCCTGCACCTTGTAGGGCGCAGGAGCAAGGATTTTGATACCCTTTTCGCCCTTCATCACATGGCGGTCGAAGTTGCGCTGCCATGCCGTGTAACCGGCGATCAGCGTCGCATCTGGCTTCTGCATGGCGATGAGAATCGTATTGTTAAACGAGTAGTTGTAGAACTTGGACATCGTTTTCAGGTACTCTTTGAAGCGTTCGGATTCAAACAGTTCCTTGAGTCCCTGTTCCAGCTTGTCGGTGATTTCCCGGACTTGCTGGGCGTTTCTGTTTTCAGCCATTTCTAACCTCCAATCTTACTGATTTGAAATAGAAAACTCCGGCTGAGATTTGCCCGAAAGACGGGCTTTGATCTCAGACGGAGTTTCCGTTCTGGTCAATCTGCGATGATACAAATTATCTGTATGTTCCCATTCAATCAACTTCTCAAATAAGTCAGGGTGACGGTTGACCATGTGGGAAAGCTCAGAAGTCGATGCGTTCGGGCAGAACCAACAACCGTTGCGTTTGGAATGTTGATAACAGGGCGAGAGCATATCGTATTTCTCGCACAGCCGCCAAGCATCCGCTTCCGTCATGCCATACTTTGCAAGAAGGCTGATGTCCTTCTCCTTATTCAGTCTGGCAAGGCGCTTTGGCTCGTCCAATGCAATACCTACATAGCTACGGGTGTCATCAGGTTGAGCCTTATGGTACTTGCGGAGCGGAGGCATTTTACAGTCCCGATTTACCGCGCACTTTCCCGGCCAGACAAAACCTCGAATCAGCCCTTCATAAGGTCCTCTTGTGATAATGTGATGGAACACATCATCGTAAGTTTTGTCACTTCGCAGAACCGTGAATTTGCATCCGAGTTCATTTTCAACGAACCGTTTGAGCTTTTGGTGGATAAAGTCCCGATGCTCCGGGACCTCGCCGCTTGTATCCTGATCAAACATCACCTCACTGTATATTACCTCATCCAGCGGCTCATTTTTCTCCGCAGCAAGAAGAATTGTTGCTACGCTGTCCTTGCCTCCGCTGCATGAGGCAATGTATCGCGGGCGCGTCATCGGTCAAACTCCATCTTGAAGCTGACATACTTGCCGCCAGTGTCATCCAGACGGATCACCGCATCATAGAGCTGCGGGCGCTTTGGCGTATAAAGCCCGGTGACCCTGCACCAGCCCTTGTCCAGCAGCTCGGCGGCGATCTTCTTGGTCAGCTTCTTTTTCTTGCTCGTAAAGAACTTATTGTCCTCCCACATACAGAAGGAACATTCCTTGTTCGAGCAGTAATAGTTTCCCTTGCCCACATAGACCGGCGAGCCGCAGCGCGGACATTTGCCAATGGACTCTCTGCCGGTATCGAAGCGGTTTGCCTCGGCGTCAGAGAGGAAGGGATAGGCTTTGACCAGCTCGGAGGTCATCCCCACAATGCCGGAAAGGAACTTGTCCGCATCCGCATTGCCGCGCTCAATCTGCATCAGGGTATTTTCCCATTCCGCCGTCATGGAAGGAGAAGTGATCTGTTCGGGCAGGACGCATACAAGGTTGTTGCCGTCCTTTGTAGGCACGAGAGATTTGCCCTTGCGCTCAACGAAGCCGCCTTTGACCAGCTTTTCGATGATACCGGCGCGGGTGGCGGGAGTGCCAAGCCCTTTCTTTTCGGTATCATCGTCGAACTCAGCATTCCCCGCAGTCTCCATAGCCGACAGAAGGGAGTCTTCGGTGTAGGGCTTCGGTGGGGATGTGTAATGTTCGGTGACGCTGGAATCGACAGAAGAGAGAATATCCTTCTCATTCAGAGAAGGCAGCGAGCGTTCCGGCTCGTCCTTTTCCTTGCTCTTGAGCGTTTCCTTGAAGCAGCGCTCAACCGACTTCCATCCATCCTGCACGACCGTTTTGCCTTTTGCCTTGAACTCGTAACCCTCACAGGTGAGCGTGACCGAAGTCTCATCATAGATGTGTTTCTCACCGGTAGCGCTCAGAAGGCGCATGGCGATAAGCCGGATGATTTTCTGCTCCGACTCCGGCAGCTCGGCGAGGTCCTGCTTTTCAAACTGGACGGTGGGGATAATGGCATGATGGTCAGTGACCTTGGCGTTGTTGGTAATTTGCCCGATGTCCGGCTCGTGGATGATGCCTTCAAAGAGCGGCACCTTGCGGGAGACAATGCCGATCACCTGACGGGCGGTGCTCTCCATATCCTCAGTGATGAACTGACTGTCCGTTCGGGGATAGGTAAGCAGCTTTTTCTCATAGAGGGACTGCACCAGATCGAGCGTCTGCTGGGCGGTAAAACCATAGTAGCGGTTGGCCTCCCGCTGCAAGGTGGTCAGATCATAAAGCTTCGGCGGGGTGACCGTCTTCGTCTCCTTCTTGAGAGAAGAAACGACGGCTTGCATTTTATTGCAAGCCGCCGCAATCGCCTTCGCTTCGTCTTCGGTTTTGACCTTTTCCATGTCCGCCGTCAGGCTGTCTTGGCTGATATGGACATTGAAGTATTTCTCCTTGTGGAAGGTGGAAATTTTGCCTTCACGCTCCACCAGCATTGCCAGCGTAGGCGTTTGCACGCGTCCGACCACCAGCTTCTTATGATAAAGTGTCGAGAACAGCCTTGTGCCGTTGATGCCAACAATCCAATCTGCCTTGGAACGGGCAAGCGCGGCTTCATAGAGCCGGTCATAATCGCCGCTGTCTCGCAGACGGGCAAAGCCCTCTCGGATTGCGCTGTCTTCCAATGAGCTGATCCACAGGCGCTTGAAAGGCTTCGTGCAACCGGCTTTCTTGTAGACCAACCGGAAAATCAGTTCGCCCTCGCGCCCCGCATCGGTGGCGCAGACAAGCTCGGTCACACGCTTATCGCGCATGAGGTCGCACAGCACTTTGAACTGCTTCTGCTTGTCCTTCGGGACTTCAAACAGCCATTCCTCCGGGACGATGGGGAGATCGCCGTACCGCCATTTGGCAAAGCGCTCATCATAGGAGCTTGCGTCCGCAAGCCCCACAAGATGACCAACGCACCAAGATACGATGTAGTTGTTTCCTTCGAGATAGCCGTCCTTACGGCAGGAAGCGCCCAGCACCTTCCCGATGGCGGCTCCAACACTCGGTTTTTCCGCAATCACTAAGATCAAATCGTTTCCTCCGTTTCTTTGGTTTCGTCCCCGTTATCCTCATCGTCAGCAATGACAGGCTCTTCGTCCTCATTGATATACGGATCTTCCTCATAACCCTCGTCATCGAAGAAATCCAGATCCTCGTCCTTCTGCTTCTTGCCGCGCACGAACTTGAAGTAGTAATATGCACCACCGCCGATGCCGACCAGCGCGATGATACCGATGATCAGGGCAATGTTCGGGGAAGCATTTTCCGGCTCTTCGGGCACCTCGGTTTCCTCGCCCTCGACTGGCTCTTCCGGCTCAGGTACAGCGCCGGTACACTCGCTCATGTTTGTTTTGCAGACAGGGCATTCGGTGTTTACAGCTCCGGCCTCGCAGCGGGTATCGCAGTTACAGGTAGTAAGTGAAGATGCCGTTTCCTCATCCAACAGGGCAAGCAGATCGGCCTCGTCCACCATGTTGAGGAAATAGGTCTGGTACTGTTCCTCTTCCTCGTTAATGGGCGCATCGTAATCGATCACGACATAGAAGGTGTTGCCGGTCTTGGTCTGTACTGTGATGAACTGCTTATTCGTCGCCTTGTCATAGAGCAGATCACGGGTATAAGCGTTGCCTTCACCGTCAATCGGCTCGCCCTCATACTGATCAGGCTCTTCGGGTGCTGCGGTTTCCGGTGTTGCCTCGGGCTGGATTGCCTCCGTGATCGGAAGCTCCTGCTCGGTATCATCCGCATAGGCGAATGCGGGTACAGTGAACGAGATACAAAGCGTGAAGCACAGTGCAAGCGCCGCCAGAAGGCGGATTCCTTTTCTCTTAGTCATTGTCCGTCACCTCCTGCTGGGTAGTGGTAGGCTTTTCCGCCTTGCTGTCCTTCATCGCGGCAAGGAAGGACATGATCTGATCCTTGTCCATGACCATTGCACGGACGGTGTTGACGATTTCAAGGTTTTCCAGCTCGGTTTTCTTGTCGTACAGCTCCTTGAGCTGCCCCTGCAGGTCCTCGACCTTCTTCTCGGTTTTGGCGATTTCCGCGCAAACCTTCTGATATTTCGGGTTCATAAAAACGCTCCTTTCGGTTAGTAGTTGGGTCTTCCAAAGGCATAAAAGTGGGATTGCCAATAGGAAGTGTTGATGGATGTGTACTGGATGGGATCGCCGCAGTGCAACATCACATTGTCGCCCACATAGATGCCCACATGGGAAACGCCCGGTGTGTCGTATGTGCCGACAAAGAAGACAAGATCCCCTGGCTTCACATCGGCGCTGGAAACAGGCGAACAGACATTGTAAAGCCCCTGCGCACCCAGCCGCCCGGTGTTGACAAGTCCGCTGTTGGTGAGGACATAGCTGACAAATCCCGAACAGTCAAAGGAAGTGGACGGGTTTGAGCCGCCCCAGACATACGGGTAGCCAAGGTACTTTTCGGCCTCTGTGATGAGTGTTGCGAACTTCTCGTCCGTCAGATACTCCGCATTGACCGTGTAGTCATCCGGTGGGTTTTCAATGTACTTGTCCACATAGCCGGAACCGGGGAACAAATCCTCGCGGTTGCCAAGGGTAGACATATACGCCGAGTACATGGAGAGCTGGTCTTCATTCATGATGTAGACCGGCAAATGGGAGAGATTGAAGTTTTCGAGTGTGACGGTGCAGATGTAGTAGTTGTACGGGACTTCGACCTCATACTCATTGCCCTCGCTGTCTGTCCGCGTCTCGGTGCGGTAGCGCACCTCGACCTCCACATCCTCAGTGAGGATATACTGCCGGTCAAAGAGCGTTTGAAGAAGCCCCTGAACCTCATCCAGCGTGAACTCGCCCTCATTGAAAGCTGAGAGAATGGAGATCAGCACATAGGGATCGTGCTCGATCTCATCAAGGTCAAAATGGTACTCGTCGTAGTCGTGTGTGCTCTCGTAGTTATCCAGATACGATTGCAGCTCGGCCTCCATCTGACAATACTGCGCCTCCGCACCCTTCATGGCATCGTCCTCACTGAGGTAGGAAGTGGCGATCACAGAAGAGGTAGTAGAGGTGAACATTGCCGTGCAGGAGCTAATCCCAGCAGACAACAGGATAAGGATCATCAGCCCCGCGCCCAGCCATGCAAAGACCTTCTTGTTCTTGGAGATAAAGTCCTTGACCTTATCCGACGCTTTCTCTCGGACGGTTTTAGCGGTGGACTTGGTGGCGGTGGAGGCCGTTTGCGCCCCGGCCTTGCGAGCCGCAGCGTATTCCTTCTTGATGTGCTGCTTCTGGTAGTGCTTATTCATATTGGCACGGGAAGTCTTCATCTCAGGGTTTTCGGCGACCGTCTTCTCAAAATGGAGCTTCCGATCAGCGGCCTCGGCCTTCTGCTCCAGCTTGGACACCTTCTCGAACGGCTTGTTTGCACTGCGCTCTGTGTGATGCTGGTAGTGGCGGACAACGGACTCGGCGGCAATCTCTGTCTTATGGGCGGCTTCCACACCGGAGTTTTCCTGCTCAACCTCATGGATTTTGCCGTGAATGCCAGAGGCAAGAGTATCGCCGACCTTACGGACGGTCTTGTCTGCCTCAAACTGCAATTTGCTCTGTCCCTTGGGGACTTTCAGCTCGTCTTCAAAGTAGAGGCGGGTTTTGCCTTTACCGGTTTCCTCGTCAAAGACGCGCTCTTTTTTCAGCACCTTCTTGGTGGGCAGCTTCTCACGGGCGGCATCCAGACGCTCATGCGCCTTCTGATATTTTCGCTCCAACCGTTCAATCCGCCGGGAAGCTGGGGTATCGCCGTCAAGGTCCGGCATCTCTGCGAAGGTTTCCGCCGCTCTTTCCAGAACGGACTCTCCATCAATCTGCCTTTCAGCGCGAGGCCTGCTGACCTTGCCGGTGACAGCGGTATCGGCAAATGCTTTTCCGTAGTCAACGGAATGGGTGCGGTATGTCTCAGAGTACAGAGTGTGAGATGTGGGATCATCGCTGACGGGCAGATCACCCGGCTTGTACTCTTGTGCCGCATCTGCGGACTGTGTTTCGGCCTGAGCCTGACCCTCTGCGTCTTCCAGCTTATCAGGACGAAGCTGCCGCCGCTTCTTGATCTCTTCGGCAATATCGCCGGTTTCCGTGTCGTGGGGCGCAACAAGTTGGGCGTCCTCAAGCCGTTTTGACACTTTTTCTGAGGTGCCTTCGGTGAGGTTTTCTTCCACTGCGCCGTCTCTGGTCATCCGCAGGACAACCCGGTCTTTGGGCTTCAATTCATCATGAGGCATCAAATTTCACCTCCAATCCGCGCCTCGGCAAGTTCTTTATATTCAGGATTTAACTCGATCCCGACATAGTGACGGTCAAGCTGCTTTGCGACCATGCCGGTTGTGCCGCTTCCCATGAAGGGATCAAGAACAACGCCGTCTTTCGGGCATCCGGCAAGCAGACAGGTTTCAACCAGTTTAGGCGGGTATGCGGCATAGTGACCGCCTTTGAAGGGGACAGTGTTGATAATCCAGACATCCCGCTTGTTGCGCAGCGGGTTTATCATGTCATCGGTGATCTCGCCATGTTCCCGGCAAAGATTGATGGTTTGCTGCTTTACCTTTCCGGGGATAGGTTCCCCGTATTTGTTGCTTCCCTTGACCCCACGCTTGAGCCTGCTCGCTGTTCCGGGAGCAATCGGCTCGGAGATTGCCCGGTAGTCAAAGAAATACTTCCGTGACTTTGAGAACAGGAAGATGTGCTCATAGCAGCGGGCGCAGCGGTCTTTGACACTCTCCGGCATCGGGTTTTCTTTCATCCAGATAATGTCATTGCGCAAATACCAGCCGGAGTCGCGGAGCGAAAAGGCCAGCATCCACGGGATGCCGATCATGTCCTTGGGCTTGCAGCCCTCAACCTTGTAGTTAAGAGCCACAGCCTGACCATTTCTGCCCTTGGGATTTTTTGCGTCCACATAGCCGCCCTGATTGCCTTTCCCGGCATAGGTGTCGGAGATGTTAAGCCAGAGCGTCCCGTCTGAGCGCAGTACGCGCCTGACTTCGGCGAACACTTCCGTCAGGCGCGAGATGTATTCCTTTGGCGTTGCCTCTCTGCCGATCTGCCCGTCCACACCGTAATCGCGCAGCGCGTAATACGGCGGGGAGGTGATGCAGCAATGGACGCTTTCATCGGGCAGCGTTTTGAGGACTTCGAGACAATCACCGGTGTAAATGTGATCAAGCTGTATGGGGACTCCCTCCTTTCTGCGAGACTTGATGCGCAATCAGTCGGAGAAATACTCGTCCGGCTCGTAGTCCTCGTCCTCGTCCAGCTCATCCTCCCAGCGGTCGATGATGGACTCGGCCTCCTTCGCCGCTTCGCGGTACAGGGAAAGACGATTGCGCTCATAGGCGGCATAAGCGGGGATGAACTTGCCAAACTCCTGAATGGCGCGGACATCCTTGGTGCGCATATCCGATACCATGTCGATCAGCTCGGCCATCGTCAGCAGATCCTCAATCATGCTGTCGTACTTCTCCTTGGGGATGGTGACGAAATCATCCTCATACTCGTCTTCCTCATCCATATCAAAAGCGGAAGGAGAGCCGGACACACGGTAGATGTGTTCTTTCTCCTGAATGGAGTCGAGAATACCGCCGATGACCTCCGTCGCCTCATTGGCGCACTCGGCGATTTCCTCGCGGACATGGAGGTAAGCGCGGTGGTGCTTTTTCAGCTCGTCCTCCTTGCGGATCAGGTTGACCAACTCCACGGTCAGCCCCATCAGGCCGAAGAAGCTGTCCATGCCTTCCTTGACCTCGCGGAAGCTCATCTCAACCGGCGTATCGCCGAAAATCTCGGTCATCTCGTCAACGGTGATCTCAAAGTTCTCATTCATATTCTTTTTCATAAAGGTAGTCCTCCTTAATTCTGCAAGGTTTCTTCGGGTTTGGTGGTCATGTAACGATAGAGCATCGTGTCCTTCGGGAAGTCATCCTTGAAGGGGACGATGGTCGAGCCGTAGAAGATCAAGCCTTCACCGGCGTTGGAATTGGTGATGTAGTTCTGCTGGCTGGGCGAGATGTTCAGCGCCTTCGAGAGAATCTGCCGGTCGCCGGATGCCTGGTTCAGAAGGTAAACGAAGTCGGAGTTCTCGAAGATGTTCTCGATCTCACGGGAAGCCAGCAAATCCTTGACATTCTGCGTGATCCCGGTGGGGATGCCGCCCCATTTACGGAACCGCTTCCAAATCTCGACACTGTATGCCGCTGTCTGCTCTTCCTTGAGCAGAAGGTGGAACTCGTCCATGTAATAGCGCGTCGCCTTGTGCTGGGCACGGTTGATGGTCACGCGGTTCCAGACCTGATCCTGCACAATGAGCATCCCCAGCTTTTTGAGCTGCTTTCCGAGCTGCTTGATGTCATAGCAGACGAAGCGATTATTCACATCCACATTCGTCCGGTGATTGAAGACATTCAGCGAGCCATGCACATAGATTTCAAGGGCAGTGGCAATCCGCTGTGCCTCCGGCTCACTCTGACTGCGCAGGATGTTGTAGAGGTCTTCGAGAATAGGCATCTTCTCAGGAACCGGATCGGCAAGGTAGTCCTGATACACCTTGCGGACGCTGCGGTCGATGATGGTCTTTTCCACCGGTTGCAGCCCATCCTTGCCGCCCACAATCAGCTCACACATGGAGAGGATGAAATCAGACTTCAAAGTCAGCGGGTTTTCCTCTTCCGAGTAGTTCACATTGATGTCCAGCGGGTTGATGTAGTCGGTGCTCACCGGCGAGATGCGGATGACCTGACCGCCGAGCTTCTGCACAAGGGGATAATACTCCGCCTCGGGATCGCAGACGATGATGTCATCCTCTGTGATAAGGAAGGCGTTGGTCATTTCCCGCTTCGCCGAAAAGCTCTTGCCGGAGCCGGGGGTGCCGAGGATCAGACCGTTCGGGTTTTTGAGCTGCTTGCGGTCAACCATGATCATGTTGTTGGAGAGCGCGTTCAGCCCGTAATACAGCGCCTCGCCGCTCTGAAAAAGCTCCTGCGTCGTGAACGGGACGAACACCGCCGTCGAAGAGGTGGTCAGCCCGCGCTCAATCTCGATCTGATTCAGGCCAATCGGGAGAGAGGACATCAGCCCTTCTTCCTGCTGGAAGTCCAGCCGCTTGAGCGCACAGTTGTATTTCTGGGCAATGGAAGCCGTCTGGAAGATGGCATTTTCGAGCTTCTGGCGGGAGGCAGCGGTATTCATGATGAGGATGGTCACAAGGAACATTCTCTCGTTGCGCGTCTGAAGGTCCTGCAACAGGCGCTTGGCCTCACCGCCGTAGGTGGCAAGGTCGGACGGGATGATTTCCATGTCATATCCGCTTCTCACGGCCTTCTTCTGCTCTTCAATTTTCATCTTGTCGAGGTCAGTAATCTTCATCTTGATGCTCTTGATGGCTTTCGCCTGATCAATCGTGCGGATATGAAGATTGACCGTGATGTTGCTGTCCATGTCGAGGAAGTCAGCCAGCATCCGGTCATTGAGTTCCGGCGCGAGGATTTGCAGGAAGCTCACTGCGCCGATGGCCTTGCCCATCTTGAAGCACTTGCCTTCACGGAAGTCGAAGGAAGTGGGCGCGATGAAATCTTTGCTGCTGAGTCCCGTCCGGGCTACCATGTCAAAGGAGAAGCGGAACGGCTCGTTCGAGTCCATGTTGAACACATCATGGAGCACTTTCAGCCGTTCGTAGCCGGACAGCGGCTCGGTCTTCACACCGAGGGTTTTGAAGTTGTTGAGGATGTCCGTCTCAATCCGATCCAGCTTGGCTTTCGCCATGCGCAGGGAGTCGGCCTCAATGCCAAAGGTGATGTACTTGCGCTTGATGAGGCCGTTGTTGCCCTTCGTGAGCTGGTTTTGCAGCATCTCGGAATACTCGCTGCGGATGTCGTTGAACTCGTCATCCTGCTCCGGGATGTTGATCTGCTTCTTGAACTCGCTGATGCTCGTCCTCTGGTTGATGAAAGAGAACTGGACAAAAATCGAGCTGTCAAAATAGTTCAAAAAGTCGCACCAGTTCTCGAAGATGGCCGTCTTGTCCTCGTTCTGGGCGAGCTGGTAGTTGATGTCGTTGAAACGGATGGTCTTTGTGTAAAGGCGGCTGCTGACCTTGCAGATGCCGTCGCGGCACATCTCCACATAGGGGATGGTCTGCTGCGCCGATTTGCGGACTTTCTTTGCCTTCTTGTCCTTTTTCTTCTGCATGACCAGCTTCTTCTTTTCCTCGGCGGAGAGAAGATCGCCGTACACCTTGCCGTTTTTGGTAAGCCGCTTAGGCTCTGCGGCCTTTTTCGTGCTGCTGTGCAATCTGCAATTCCTCCTTCTCTTTGATTTCCTGCTGGATCGCAGCGTATAGGTTGTTCGTGCGGTATGGCCGCACCTTATCCCTCAGAAACATGGACTTAATCACATGGCCGAGGATTTTTTCAGCCGGTTGCCCGTCCTTCTCATAGAGAGCGAAGAAGATAAACGGGAGCATGATGACCACCATCAGCATTGCCGAGGTGGAGATGCCGAGGCTGGGCTTAGTCAGGAAGAAGATCGGGACACCCGCTGCCGCAGCCAGCGCAAAGCAGATGAGCTGCCGCTTTGTCAGGTTGAACATGACCTTCGTCTTGACACGATTCAGGTCCTTCGGGACCGGTACAAACGCCATTGGGAACCTCCTTTCCAAGCGTGATGCTGCATTCGACCTCGTTGCCCCAGACATCCCAGCCTTCGGGGGACTGACGGGCGAAAAGTTCGATGCGCGGGACATCGCCCATGAGCTGGACGATGCGGTTGCGGGCTTCCTCCGGTTTCTTGGAGTGCTCTTCGATGTGGCTCATGATGACCTGATGTACACCGGCGCTTGCCCGTTTGGGATGGCCTTTCGTTGCAAGGATGCAGAGTTCCGCATTGGCCCGGGTCCAGTACCCCATGCCCCAAAAGAGGCCGTCGGACACCCGGTTCTGCTTGATCCAGACAAAAGCCGTCGTTTTATATTCAAATCCCCATGCCTCAAGGACTTGTAACGCCTCCTGCATACAGGGAAAGGTAATCCACATGAAGAGCACACAGTCTTTTGCTGCAAGCTCTCCAATGGGCAAAGCCTTGATGTCTTCAAGGCTCATGGTCGGGTAATGGCTTTCCGCCGAGCGACCAAGCCCTTTCTTTGAGTAGACCCGGTACCGCCACGGAGGGTCGGCGTAAATCACGGAGTATTTCTTCAAGCTGACCCTCCTTTCTCAGTGGGCATTGAATAGTGACTTCGCGAGCGAACCTGTCTTGAACAGGGAGAAGCACAGGATGACCGTATATGCTGCCACCGAGAATAGCGCCGAGTGGATATTGGCCGCGATGATCATGTTGTTGATGAGCACGGCATAGATCGCCACGCACACCATGATGAGGAAGCCTTGGAATGCCAGTGCGAACAACCCTTTGAGATAGTTCGTGCCAATGCTGCCCCATTCGCGGTTGCTCATCGTCGCAATGGGAATGGGCGCGATGCTCACGGTGCAATAAATCTCAATCATACGGCCATAGAGAATGACCGTGATGAGGATGGACATAATCTTGAGACACAGGCTGATCAGCAGCGTCTCTATGGACAGGCCGAGCAGTTCGCCAATGCCCATCGTTTCCATGCTGGCGCGCATTTGTTCAAGAGTGGATTCGATGTCGATGTTTGTGTCGCCGCTTATGACACCGGCTGCACCGGCTACGACATTTTGACCGATGTCGAAGACCGCCATCACAATGTCAAAGGTGTTGGTAACGAGGTAGATCGCCACAGCCGCCTTGAAGAACCACTTGAAGAACATCCATGTGTCCATATCATGCAAGTTGTTTTTTTCGGTGATCATGGAAATCAGCTCGTAACACAGGACAAAGGTGATGATGATACCAGCGATGGGGACTATCACATTTTCGGATAGTCCCCGGATCATCTGGTATATGCTGCTATCCCATGAAGAGGGCGTTTTGCCTACCTCAGCAGCTATCGTCCCTACCTTGTCGTTGACATCGGTGAACATATTGGTCATGTTGCTTTCAATCCAGCCGATCAGAAGCTCTTTTATGGCTTCCTCGATTTTTTCAAGGATAAATCCCAATATTTCACCACCTTTCGGTTATGCTGGGGTTGCCGGATCAGAACAGGCCAGACAGGAGCGGGATGAGGGTCGTGCCGATGAGCACCACACCACCACCGGCCATCAACTGCTTGATTCCTTGGCTCTTGGCACCGGGATTGTCATTGCCGTACCCCTCCATGAGGTTGACCACGCCCCACACGGCAAGGCCAGCGCCAAGGGCGACAACGAGGGTCTGCAAAACGGTAACTGCCTGATTGATAAATTCCATAAATGACCTCCTTGTGTTGGAAAATGATTAAAAATTAAGGGAGAGCGCGGCTTTTCGCGCCCTCCCGTGCGGACACGCGAACCGGGTATCAGAACAAACCGGAGAGCAGGGGGATGAGGGTCGTGCCAATGAGTACCACGCCGCCACCGGCCATCAACTGCTTGATGCCCTGGCTCTTGGCGCCGGGATTGTCATTGCCGTAGCCCTCCATGAGGTTGACCACACCCCACACGGCCAGACCGGCACCGAGGGCAACAACGAGTGTCTGAAGGACCGTAACCGCCTGATTGATAAATTCCATAGAGTAACCTCCTTGATTTTTGAGTGTGAATGATTGAAAATGGGCAAAAAAATAGAAGCCCCGTCATTGTTCTGCTTTGGGCATTGCCCATGCGCAGTGCATGACGGGGCTTCATTCGGCTTCAACCTCTCCCATGTCATAGAGGTCGAAGGTTTGGGTGGGCTTGACTACCAGCTTGTGCGAACGGTATCTCTCGATGTCAAAGGCGTTGCGCTTATCGTAGTCGGACAGCATTTTGTATTTTGGATGCTTCGTAATATCGTACTTGTCACTGAGAAAAGGTCTCACGCCTCTAAGCTGCAAAATACATTTGCCGCCGTCCATGACAGCGATCTCATCCTCCGACATGAGCTGTTTACCGGTCTTCTGATAGTTCAAACCGTATGAATTGTTGGTCGAACGGGTTTCTGATGTGTTATATAGGTCGATTGTCTCCTTTCCGAGGATTTCACTGAGTTCCTTCAAAGTGGACTTTTCCTTGCCGCCGAGGAAGAGCGTACAGTCGCAGTTGCCGACAATCGTGTCCGCCGCGTCCTTGTAGATGGTCTTGAGCTGACTCTGGGACTGCAAGATGATGGATGCCGAGATTTCCCGGCTTCGGATCGTTGCAATCAGCTTGTCGAACTTCGGGATTTGACCGATGTTCGCAAACTCGTCGAGCAAGCAGCGGACATGGACGGGGAGCCGTCCGTTATAGACATCATCCGCCTTGTCGCAGAGCAAGTTAAAAAGCTGGGAGTACATGATCGCCACGACAAAGTTGAAGGTATCGTCGGTATCAGAGATAATGACGAACAGCGCCGTCTTGCGGTCGCCGATGCAATCCAACTCCATCTCGTCGTAGCTCATCAGCTCCCGAAGCTCCGCGATGTCAAATGGGGCAAGCCGTGCGCCGCAGCTAATCAGGATCGACTTGGCGGTTTTGCCAGCGGCTAACTTATATTTACGGTATTGCTTGACCGCGAAGTGGTCAGGGTCGCGCTCTTCCAGCTCATCGAACATGAGGTCAACGGGATTTTTGAAAGTCTCGTCATCCTCTCTGGCTTCCGAAGCGTTGATCAATTCGAGCAAGGTAGTGAAGTTTTTCTCATGTTCCGGTGCTTCGTACCAGATGTAGCCGATGAGGGCGGTATAGTAGAGCTTTTCTGCCTTGACCCAGAAATCCTCCCCGGACTTATCGCCATCTCCCTTCGTGTTGACGATGATCGTATTGACCAGTTTGAGGATGTCTTTTTCGCTGCGGATGTAGGCGAACGGGTTGTAGTGCATTGACTTACGGAAGTTGATCGTGTTCAGCGACTTGATGACATAACCGTTTTTCTCAAGCATCTTTCCGCATTCGACCAGCACCGTACCCTTGGGATCAGTGACCACATAGGAGCTGTGCATCTGCATGAGATTGGGCTTCACGAAAAAGCGGGTCTTACCGGAACCGGAACCACCGATGACAAGGATGTTCTTATTCCTCGCGTACTTCGGTTGCTTCGGACGGCTGTTCATGGTCAGCCCCTCGGTCTGGGTGAGGATGACATTGTTGGAGAAGTCATCATCCATGTAAGGCCGGATGTCTTCCGGTCGGCCCCAACGCGCTGACCCGTATTCTTCTCCTTGGCGGAATTTCTTGCGGTTTTTGCCTTTGATGTAGACGGCCAGCTTGAGCAGCGCACCTCCGGCCACGCCGATGAGAAGGTCTACCGGGTGGAAGCTCGGAAGCGGATTGGCAAACGCTGCGCCGAAATTGGCAAAGCCTCCGGTGAGCTTGTCGATGAACTCTGTGCCGGGAGCCAGACGGAAGACTGTCGCCAGCTTATCCACAAAGTAGAAGGCGAACACATACGGAAGATTGAGAAGGACGAGCTTCTTGATGTCGAGTGTCTTTCTCATAGCTCAACGCCCCGATCCCTCGTCTTGACCTTGACCTTCTCCTTGTGCTGGGCTTTGGACTGCTCCCTGCTGCGGGAGAGCTTCTGCTTGAGGGATTGCTTTTCTTTCTGCTTGACCGTCTTGGCGGAAAACTCCTTGAAAGCCTGAGTCATCACATCCACATCCCGGCCTTTGAAGAAGACGAGATAACGCGGCGGCTGCTCAGAGGTGTCTTTCTTGAGCGCGTAGTCGATCCCATACTTGTTCGCTGTGCGCTCGAAAGACTTGATGTTTCCATCGGTCACTTCAATGTTGCTGATTGCGGCGTTCTGCTCGACAAGGTGCTTGATGGACTGCTTGCCCCGATAGGTCTTGGGCTGAGAGGCTTGCTTCTCTGCCTTTTCAATTTCCTCGATGAATTTGGCGAGAGCCTTTTTCAGCACTTCCGCAGTGATCTTGCCGCCCTTAATGGCAATCGCAACGACTTTGGTATTTACTTCATCCTGCATGGGGACCTCCTTTCTGAGATTTGCGGGGCAATCCCATCACTAAGGCGGGACACCGTGTAAAATGTGGATCATGTTTTCATCTCACCCCTTTGAAGTTGATTGAGAATGCTTACGCATCAGCCTTTCCCGTGAAAATCGTAGTTCACGCGGGCTGAATAGTAGTTGTCTATGGTCAGCGAAGCGTTGTACAACGCCGTGAGCAGATATGCCCGGATGTTCCGAATGTCGGAAGGGCAATCGTTCATCGCTTGGAGCACATAGTCGATGTGGCCGCTGTCCAGCTTGAGGAAGCGTGACTTGACCACCGGCTGCGGCATATCCTCTCCGTTGATACGGATGGTGGGGCTTGTGGAGCAGACAGCATCCAGCATGATCTCGACAATTTCATTTACCCGGTCAAGGTCATAACGCCTGTCCTGAGAGCGGATGTCGATCTCAAGGTTATCCCGGATCAATTCCCTGTATTGCTCCCGTTCATCCATCCTGTCCATCCCATCAAGATTGATAGATTGATACTTATTCAGAGAGTTATTTCTTTGGTTGTTAATTACTTGATTGGTATTTAATTGTGCGGGATTTTCCCCATGTGGGTTCTCCATGTGTGGATTATCCATATCTGGATTATCCACATCTGGATTTTCCCTGTGTGGAGAAACCGGTTGTGGCTGTTCGTAAATCTCAAAGACCGTGTTGCTCATCCTGCCCTTGGCGTCGCGTTGCCTGTGACGGATAAGGTAGCCGTGAACTTCAAGCTCCCTGAGAGCTGCCAGAACAGCATCGGGGCCTTCCTTGCAGATCGCCGAAAGACCTTTCGTTGAGAACTGCCAGCCATCGTTGAAGGACAGCATTTTGGAGAGTAGCCCCACGGCCTTGAGGGACAGGGTTTTATCCCTGAGATGGTAATTTGCCATGACCGTGTAGCCACGGTTTTTGTTGACGCGATAGACTGCCATGCGGTTATCCCTCCCTTGCCATCACCGGCTGACAGCGCAGCGTTGACAGCTTCACCGGGGAATAGGGACATTCCTCGAAGACACAGGTTTGATATTTCCAGTAGGGACGATGGAAACAGCACGACCGACATTCCGGGCAGATCCCGTCGCATCCGCTGTCATAGTGGTTGTGGCCGGGTACCTCCTTCATGAGGGCTTCAAAGGCTTGCAGCTTACCGGCTGTCATGTAGCTCATTTTGTTTTCTCTCCTTTCCTCGCCGCACCGCCGTCATCTGCAAGAGGCAGATTGTTCCAGCTTTCGGGCAACAAAAAAAGAGGGTTTGCTTCATGCTCCGAATTGGAGAATGAAACAAACCCTCTTAGCTTTTCAGATATTCAGATGATTTCTCGGATGGTATGGATGATGCCGAGCAGCAGCCCGACAATCAGGGCGAGTCCTCCGATAAGACCGCCGATGATGATGTTGAGTGCGAAGATTCCTACTGTGCCGGATATGCCGTAACCGAAGGGGACGAGCCAGAGACACATCCTGCGGATGCCGAATGGGAAGCCGACACAGAGCCACATCAGGAAGTAGTCACATACGCCGTCCGCCATATAGACCGGCTTGAAGAATGCGGCAAGACAAAGGGCAATCAGCAGAGGAAGCAGCACTTCCTTGAGAAAAGTCTTCACATCCTCACCCTCAATCCCTGCAAATCGTCCGTGCGGATGCCGACCAGATACCAGTCCGCAGCCATTTCGATCCGGGTGGGTTTCCACTTGCCCCTGACCATGACATCGAAGCATTCCCCGCAGTGCAGACCGCCGTAGTAGCAGTCAAGGTCAAAGCGAATGTCGTACCGATCCGTTGCGTGGTCATAAACCAAAGTTCCCTGTTTCATGATGGACTCCTTTCGTTGTGGGCAGCGCAACGGGAAGGGCTTATGCAGTGTACCTCCATAGCCACCGCCAGCCGGTTTTGATCCGGTGCGCCGATTGTAGTGCGATTGTTCCTCTTTCAGGTCAAAAAAGAAGGGACTAAGCCAGAATCCCTTGATTTTCAAGGTCTTTCTGATTTAGTCCCATTATCGCACAACAATCTTTCGTGATAACAAGGTTGATTTGCCTGCGCTCAATGGATCTCAACATTCTCTGTAAATCAGGACGCTCCATATTAAGACCTGTGAAGCCATCGTCCTGATAGACTGCCACAACCTCCCATCCCTGCTTTTCGCAGTATTTTTCCAGCATATCACGCTGGTTTGCGATACTGGCACTTTCGCCTTGCAGGTCATCGTCCTTTGACAGCCTGCAATAGACCGCCGCACGATAGCCCC